TGCGATCGCTAAGAAGAATTGGCCTGGTGTGATTGTCACTGTACGCAACGGTTAAAAGCGTGTCTATGTGTTTTTTGCTTACTATATAGGCAGACATTAGTTACACCCACAATCACAGTAATAATCACTAGCGTAACCATCACACACGATCGCGCTCTCGCTAAAGTTTTGTTGTCCGCAACCGTTTAAGATAGCTTTATTAATTGCTGTTTTAAAGTATCGATATGAACCGCCGCCAGGTGTGTGATCATCATCTAACCATTCAACCGGAAGATCGTAGGTTTCTGCGCTTATATAAACGCACTCGCTACAGACTTGTTTTCTTGCTTGAGTGTTTAATGTCGCTCCCGATTGCGTTGTGTTTCCCATGTTTCCAACTTTCCTAATCGCCTTACTTGTTAGGATTCATCCTACATTATAAATTAATATACTGTCAAGCCTACTCGCGTAATCCGTTGATAGATAAGGGGATTAAAGAGTAATAAGTATTAACGGCGGATCGTGTTTTTTTGTCTAGCCTGGTTTGTTGGTTGTTTATCTAGATAGCTTACTAGATGGCTTCAGGTGTAAAGCNTCATCAAAGATTGCTAGNAATCTATCGATACCAGGTAGACANATATATATATCGAACCTGGCCGGGGTCCTGTCTGCTTTACTGTCTGCTATAGAAATAATCGCAGGGGATTGCCTTGTTATATATGGCAGTCCTAAATTGATACAACGGATCGTCTATCCGTTGTGCTGGGTGTAACTGTGTAAATGTATAGGCGCTTGAACAATTAAATTGCGATATGCGACGCGAATCGGGCGATACCCCCAGGGCGCAATTTGCACGGCCGCGTCTTAGGGTCTGGGGGTACTCAAAGATAATTCAGTGGAATCCCGGAATAAGGAGTAGGAGTGCCTCCGGAAAGGATTGGAGGCGAAGACACTCCTTAGCGCGATTGTTAACTAGGGGAATGAAACTAGTTAACTTCATCCCTGATATTAGTTGATACGTTACACTATTTGCAAGGGAGAGTGATATATGCCGAAGGGTAAGAGAACGCCACCGTATAGGAAGCCGAAGAAGGGGTAGTTATGGCTAAGAGTATAAAGAAGAAAAAGAAACGTACTTCTCAGAGTAGTCCTGACGTGCGTATGGCAGTGTATCGAGCGGCGAGAGGGATTGGTAGTGGTAGGAAACCTGCTGGTCGTGGTCAGAGTATTCGGTACACGACTAAGCCAACGACTGCTGTACCGAAGGGTCGTGGTACATCGACTGGACGTAGGAGTCGTAGTGTGCGTCCTCCTAGACCGTATTACTGGGAAACCAGTGATCAAGGTGGATTACCGCGTAGAAGCAGCGTAGGTGGTTCAAGGAGTTATTAATGGCTAAGAAGAATTGGATTAAGGGAGCTATTAAGCGTCCTGGAGCGTTTAGGGCGAAGGCTAAGAAAGCTGGTAAGTCTACTGCTGCGTTTAGGAGTGCTGTATTAAAGAGTCCTGGTCGGTATTCACCGAGGACTGTGAGGCAAGCTCGTTTAGCTAAGACGTTAGGCAAGATGCGTAAGTGAGTGAAGAACTGATTGAGAGACTGGACCCCAATAGAAATTATGGGGTGCGCACCTATGAGGATGTGGTGCGCGAGGTACGTGCGGGGACATTGAGTCTTCATGAGGGAGCGACTGTCTTACCTGTCATACGGGACAAGACGATGAACAACGTCATTACTAAAGGGAGCGGAGTGACCCGTGTACGGGAGAAAGCGGACAATCCGCGTGTACAGACGAAGGCTGTGTTTCTTGAGAGAGCACATGGTGACTTTGAGTCTGTGTATTCCGCGATGGTTGAATCCGCTGTAAAGGGTGATGTACGTGCGCAGAAACTCTTCATGGAGTTGTATGTCGGTCGGCCTAGAGAAGCCACTGAGGTGGTTGAGAAAGAGGTTATTAACCGATTATTTGAATTGGCCTTAAAGCCAAAGGAGAAAGTGTTGGATGTCTGAGTACCCTGCTATCTGGGAATTCATTAACGACGGTGACCCGTATGACCCCTGGGGTTGGCAAGCGGAGCATGTGCATGACCGAACTGATAGTAAGCGGTTGATTCTTGCCTGTGGACGTAGAGCCGGTAAGACTACTGCGATTAAGGCGGAGATAGTGCGTGAGGCACTTCAGCCTAAGTCTGAGCAGTTCGGGGTCTTTCACGCCCCGTATATCTACGTGATAGCCCCTAACTACGAGCTTACGATGAAGGTGTGGGAGCCGGTCTGGAACCTGTTTGTAGGTCCTGGTGCTGCGCTGCGTGACTATTATGCCAGTCACGACAAGACCCGTAAGCTGATTGAATTACAAAACGGTGCTCGAATCCAGGCCAAATCTGCTGATGACCCTACGTCATTGCAGGGAGACCGTGTGACGGCAGCGTTCGTCGATGAGGCTCACGACCTGAACCCCGAGGCATGGGGTAACTTCATGCCAGCACTCGCGGATTCTGATGGGAGATTGGTCGCAATAGGTATAGCCAGAGGGAAAGGTAACTTTCGTACCTACTGGCAAATCGGGCAGGAAGCAGACCCCCGCTATTATTCTGCCTCGGTTACCTCGCTTGAACACCCCAACATTACAGAAGACGCGCTCGAGGAATTCAGGCGTGACCTCACCGATGCACAGTTTAGACAACAATACCTAGCCGAATGGGTTGAAGACGATGGTCAGGTCTTTAAGAACTTCGACGATTGCTTCGATTCTGACTGGGAAGACCCCAAAGACAGCCAGTATCTGATGGGATTAGACCTCGGAAAGATACATGACTTCACTGTGGCCTACGTNGTNGACGTGGCAAAGATGCANTTNGTAGCCACAGATCGCTTTAACGGGCTGGATTACACCCTGCTTGGGCCACGAATAGCCAACTTGTACAAGCGATATAACTGTCAAACCGTACACCTAGATGGCTCTGGTATTGGGGAACCGGTCGCAGACATACTACGAAACGAGGGCTGTTCAGTGTCTAGTTTCAAATTTACTAACCAATCGAAAGCCTCGCTTGTGTCTACTCTTGCGGCGGAAGTAGAACACGGGCGGGTGCATTTCGGTAAAGACGATGAAGTATTGAAGAAAGAGATGGAACTATTTGAAGGTTCAGTGTTACCTGGCGGTGCAATTAAGTATTCCCACCCCCCTGGCTACCACGATGATTCGATTATGGCTGCTGGACTGGCGGTCATGAAAGCGAAGCGCCGACGGGGAACTGCTTCGGGTGTAATGCAACGCGACTATGTGACGTTTGGATAACCTATGACTACTGATGACTACATAAACGACATTGATGATGATTTCGGTCGCTTCACACGCCTNAGATATCAGGTGTGGAACGGCTATTTNGATAAAATACCGTGACGATACGGACTATTACAACGGCAATTANCCCAACATTGGGGAGATTATNCCGCGTGAATACAGAGAATCAGGCATGTCAGCGACCATCCCTCCCACTGCACGAGCGGCTGTAGACAATGCCTCTGACCATATCCTCACGTCACCTAAAATCTTCGTTCCAGCCAAGCAAACAGACAACGATCAGCAGTTTCAGCAGGACTTAGCTGAGCGAAAGCGCCAGTTTCTAGCCTCTTTTTGGCATCGAGTGGAGATGGATTACTCTAATCCGCTAGGTATTGCGCGTAAAAAGCTCGTAAAAGACGGTCGAATCATCCTAAAAAAAGAGATTCGCTGGGAATTAATACCCGATCCCCCTATGGCAGATGCGTCCAGAGGCGAAAAACAGAAGTTCCGCAACCGATTAAAGAAGCTCACACAGTCTCAGTTCCTGTGGAAGGTCAGTGTGCCGCCTAACGAAACCATCGTGCATGACATCGACACTCCTAGTGACCCGAAGTATGTGTACGAGTTTTACGAGATTTACCCTGACGAAGCAAGACGCAGATTCCCTGATTACGCAGATGAGTTTAACGGAAGCTCTACTGAGAAGATGGAATTCGTAGAGATGTACACCCGTCCACACGGTGATGATCCAGGTTCCCACGTGATGTGGGTGCAAGGTAAACGTGTGATGGACGATATGAACCCCTATTGTTGGGAAACTCCGGCCTCCACGGACGAGAAGAAAGACTATGACGGCTATATTCCGTACATCATCCGTGACTCTGGTTGGGGCGAGACTACCGCAGACAACGACCCTGCTGACAGATATGTAGGTATCTTGAGGTACATCCACCCTGTATTACAGGCGGAAGCACGTCAGCTTACTGCGGTGGACATTCAATTACGGTATTCCACGTTCGCTCCTGTCATTACCAGAAACATTATGGATGACAGTACCCCGATAGAAGTGGGTCCCGGTAAGCGTATCAACCTAGTGGACGATCAGGACATTCAGTTTGTGAAACTACCGGAAGTGCCTACTTTCGGCATTTCAGATGATGGACAAGGTGCATGGCTTTACGTCAGAGATTTCCAAGCTCGGTGCGTTAGGTGGTCAACCTCAACGTGGGGTGGAGTCAGCGACAGAGGCTGACCTGAATGTGCGTAACGCCGCTGTTAAATTATCAAGTTGTGTGGCTGCGCTTGAAGCCTGTGTAGGTGTGGCATCGAGACAGGTGTTTCAGGACGTACAACACATACTCGAATCCCCTATCAGTATTGCGGGTGGTCCAAGAAGACAGTCCAGTGAGATTACTATCAAGCCAGCCGAGCTGGATGATTTCTATGCAGTCGATGTAGAGCTTCACACCTCTGATCGTTCAGCGATTGAGATGCGGGACATGATGGTGTGGTCTCAGTTGTACCGTACATACAACGGGATGTTGAGCGCAGAGACCGCTATGGAGAACTCAGGCATTGAGAATCCACAGCAGGAACTTCTGAAAGCGTCGGTGAACACGTTGTTTATGTCACCACAGGCGCAACAGGTGCGCACCATGATGATGCTTAAGGGACTCCAGTCTCAGGCCGCTGAAGTATTGCGTTCGTTTCAGGAGGAATTATTACAAAGCCAGGCACGTCCTCCCCAACAGGGAGCCGGTGAAATGATTAGCGGTACAGAGCAGATCAGTATGGACGAGGTCGCTACTCCCTCGGGCATGGAAGAAGAGTTAGCAGTAAACAGACAAGTAAACGTAGTGGATGAGATGAGATAATGGCTGGAGAACTATCAGCACTAATGAGTGATGCCGCCAGACAAGTGACGGTACTGAACGCAATGGCGTTGGACTATATTGCTGATGCCTTTGCCACGCCCGAAGAGGCGACTGTCTTTTCAGCCACATTCGATCAAATGCAAGAAACCTTCGCTGCACATGGTCACGGCTCAGATCTAAGTACCTGTACCGACCCGTTCTGCATGGAAGCAAAGATAGCGATTATTGAGGCGTTGCAGCAGATCATGAATCCGCAGCAACCACAGCAGGGGGGCATGTAATGGCAACACCACGCGAAGTATTAAACGACGTATTGGAAGAGTTTGAAAACGTATATGGGTATTCTTTATACTCTGCTATCCCAAATTCTCAAACTTCCACAGGTAGAAGTGGAACCGGAACAACAAGTAAAGATATTTTGTACGCCCAAGTAGAAGCTGATTTGTTAAAGGAAATTACCACATCGCTCGGGGGAAAAGGCAATTCTCCACTAGCCGTTACCCAGCTAATAATGAGTAACATTGCCGACAATATAGAGGTAAGTGGGTCAGCCGCTACAGGGAAACAAGCAGCAGGGAGTACTCGCAAAGGAAAACCAACATTAAAGATTAGTTATGGCCGCAACACAGGGATTGATGCTGAAGCTAGTGCTATATCTGGAGTACTTACTTCGGGGGTGACAGGGAGTCTTGCCAAAAGAGCAACTCAAACGACCGAGGGCGCTGTGGAAGCAGAAGGACTCGCCCGCCGCTCCGAGGTAGCGAATCAGCCAGGTAGTGGTCCAGCTCCCCAAACAGGCGTAGGTATTACCCCTGCTTCGACAGGTGAAGACCAGACGCTATACGAGCAAGCCCAAACGATTGCCGGTGATGAAGGCACGGTTGTAGGCACTAAGTATGACAATGTATTCAAGGTCACTGCTCGCGTCCGTGATCAATATGGTGACCTACAGGAAGATGCAAGTGTAAGTGGGTTTTACCAAGTTAACGATAACGGAGAGCTGGGGTGGTCTGGCGACAGACTCTCAGACATCGATGTCGATGAGGTGACTAAATACACTCACGGATTTGACCTAGACGGCAAGCAATACCGCATGGACAACACCACTGGCGATATCGAGGTTAAGGAAGCTCTGAGTGGTCAATTCGGATTTCCAGGTCAACGCGAATGGCGCTCAGGCACTATCCGCATGACGGAACGACCTGAAGAAAAGCCCATAGACTGGATTACCTACACCGACAGTCAAGGGGTGACCTGGCAACAGGATGCCAACGACCCCACAAACCGAACGAAGATCTCAGACGCCCGCCAAAACGTCGGGACGGTGACACGATTCAACGACGATACCCAGCAGTACGAGACATTCAGGGTGGACCTGGATACCGGACAAACCGTAGGAGATTCACTCGGTCAAGGATTTGATGTCTTCGAGAGTAACCGAAATTTTCAACTCGACTCCGACCGTCTGGGGGAGAGTAGCAGACAGTTTAATGTCACTGATGCCCGTTTACGTGATGAGTTCAACCGTACTTTCGGTGAGGATGTACGACAGTTTGATATGCGATTCGGCGAGGATGTACGTCAGTTTGATCTCGGATTTGGTGAAGACCAACGTCAGTTCAATCTTGGGTTCGGGGAGACACAACGCCAGTTCGATACGACTGAAGGCCGAATGGAGCGCACATTAGCTGCGAATAACTATTTCAATAGCCTAGAAGAACTTGGACGAAACTACCGCACCTTTGTGCAAACGTCCCCACAGTTAGCTAATGCAGCTACTAATCAGGGTGAACTGATACGAAACATCTTAACGAATGGTGGGGATGTACTGGCCCGAACGTACTTCACGCGAGGCGGGATATCTCCGTTACCTGAGATTACACAGGCTGATCTCATTAACAACCTGAACGATGAGATGCAGAAGATTCAGACATTTGAACAACAGGGCATCCAGGCTGAAAACGCACGTCGAGCACGAGCTGACATGGAACGAGCGCGTGGTGAGTATGAGCAGTTTGCCGAATTCCAACGCCAGACACCGCAGTTCACGACGCGACAGATATTCGATGAGGCTGGGTTTGGTGCAGCGCAGACCGCGTATCAGCAGTCGTTAGGGGACATGGATAACGAGGCCAAAGCCGCAGATGAAGCGGCGTTAACCGCGCATACTGCTGCTGGTCCTGCCTCCTACCAACAGGCTGCTGTCAACGCACTTACTGGAGGTGATGAGACGGACCAAGCGGCAATTGTCACTGCGGTTGAGCAAGGAAATACTGCTTACGCCAATGAGACTGCGCGACTGCAAGGACAAGTTGCTAGTCACACCACTATGGGACCAGACCGAGCACAATTCACTGAGACGATCAGGGAGCAGATACCCGTTCCGACGTTCCAAAGTTGGGCGCAGTCACAAGGACCGTCGTTCGCACCGACTCCTTTACTTAATGTACCTGACGTACCGACACCTCAACGAACAAATCAGGCGCAGCTTATCGCCCAGAGTCGAGCCACGACACCACCGGCAGTAGCGTCTGTGTTATCAGGTCAGATGCCTACACCGCTTCAGTTCGGAGGGTTGCCACTGCCAACCTTCCAACAGTTACAAGCACTAACTCCGACTGAGCAGGATATGTTGAATAGTCGGTTAATGACCGAGTTCAACGTACCCCTATCAGATGTGGCGTTCCAGTCGCAGCGACAGTTTGGTGAGCCAAGTATGGAACGAAACCGAGATCTCGCTAGGTTCAGGGGGTATGCAGTCTAATGGTACAACCGTCTTGGCTACGCCAATTTGAAGCGAGTCGTTCAGAGGGAGTCGCCCGAGCGCGAACCCCTACCCGGCTTGGCGTACCGACCGGGACGATAGATGAACGCGAGACGGAGCGTGAAAAAGAAGAGAAAGAGCGTCGCGGGTTTAGCATCCCTGGCTTTTTCGGCACAGCACTTTCATTCTTAGGAGAAATTGACAGACCTATTTCCGAGCGACTAGGTATAAAAATACCTGAGATGCGTGGTCCCGTCGATGAAATAGGAAATCTACTGCTTCAAGAAGCCACCCGCCCGACCAACGTATTGATTGGACTTGGTGGCGTAGGGCTTGGGGCACGAGCGGGTGCTGGAGCCGCTCGGTTAGGCGCACGAGCCGCAGGGCAAAGCATGGCACGGCAAGTCTTGCCACGAGCTGGACAAGCAGCTCTCAAGGCGGGCCAATTTGCAGCGACACCGGCATTCGGCGCACGAGGCATTTCTAGACCCGTACGATTTGGTGGTGAAGTTGCCCAAGTGGGTGGGTTCAGGGCAGCTCAAGAAGCTATGTCAGATGCTATCCCAGAGGACGCACCTGGCGTATTCCGTATAGGTGCTCCCCTAGTGGTAGGTCTTGGTGGTGGGTTAGCAGGATTGCGAGGCTTTGAGAGCGCAGCCCGCACCTTGAAGATAAACACTGATAACCGAGCAGGGATGGAAGCTGTACGGGAAGCAGTGGGTAAACAGAACCAAAGCCAGCTACGCAAGAAAGACCTTAAAGCTAGACGCGCACAGGACAAGATTGCAGAGGCAGTCTACGGAAAGAAATGGTCAGACCTCACTGAAGGTCAGCGCCGCACGATTGAAGGCAACCGAGGCGACCGTGTGCGCTTGGAAAAAGAACTAGAAGGCACTCTTGAGCAACGCAAGGTGGATGGGTTCATCGATGAGAAGACCGTTGACGATGTCCGGAAACTCATTATTCAGGGCGATAGGCCGTTGGACGAGATATCCCGAACCTTGCGTATCCGCAACATAGATGATGTACGCCGTGAGGCACACATTATGGATTACGCCAAGAAGAACATAGACAACGAAGAAGACCTGTTCGTTCTGGCAAAACAAATCGAGGCCGGTAAGTATCGTGACGCGAGTGCCGGAACAACGAGGCGTGGTCAAGGCAGACAACCGCTCCGCAAGTGGAACGACGTACCGCAGTACCTCTCAGGTAAAGAAGACGCAATGCTGTCTTTCAACCATTACGAAAGTACGAAGAACTCAATGGAACGATGGCTCGGTAAGCAGATGGGAATCTTAGGTGAGGACATGAAGAACGCTCGAGCCATAGATCCGGAAACTAAACAATCAGTGTCATTGTTGGAAGCGTTCGATGAAAGTGGTCGTTTGAATGAGCTGGGTCAGCGGTTCATCGTGGTGCGTGGAAACGAATACGTGTTCAAAGAAGGTGCAAAAGAATGGGAAGACGTTTTCGACAGGATAACCGACCAGTTAGATGACATGGTTGATGCAGAGAAACGTATGGGTATCGACTACAACGAAATAATTGGCGAGGACCTTATTGAATTCGGTCCTGAGGATTTGCCATCTGATGCCTATTTCGGTGACATCTTCGAGCGTCGTGGTGGTGGGTCACACTATTTCCCACGCATTATGAAACAAGAGGCTATGGCTCCTGGTTCCGCCCGAGCACAGGGATTGTTCGGTCGCCCTGGCTATGAGAAGAACCGTCGTTATGGGTTCGAGTTTGAAGAAGGGGACACTAGCAGGAATCCCAGTAACAGTTTCATTCGTCTTATGGCAGATAACGAAGAAGCAATGGCTAAGAAAGGTCGGTCCTATCTTGGCAATCCAGTTGAAGCA